AACTTCCTTTGTGGGATGCCCTAAAAAAGAATTTGATTGGAGTTTATTGGAGGGGCAAAGGGTTCTTTCACACAACGCCTCATTCGACGAATCCCTTTATTTATTTGGAGCAAGGGAGGGTTGGTGGCCCTTAGTGGATTACGCGGAGTGGCACTGTACAGCGGATCTTGCCGCTTATTGCGGTTTACCTAGATCCTTAAAGGGGGCTACTTCCGCACTATATGATTTAGAAATGGATAAAAGTACCCGCGATAATATGGCAGGTAAGCGTTGGGAAGATATGGACGAGGATTTTAAAAAGGAAGTAGATGAGTATGCGCTTAAGGACTCAGAATACTGCCTAGATTTATGGCAAGATTTACAGGATAGGTGGCCTGAATCTGAAAGAGAGATCAGCAGGATAAATAGATTATGTATGCAAAGAGGGGTCCCAATTGACGGGGGTGCTCTGAAGACACAAAAAGAAAAGATTAATGAGAAATTGTTTGAGGCAGAGAATTCTATTCCTTGGATAGATGACGCTACTCCCTTATCTAGAAAAGCATTTAACGAAGAATGTAGGAAGATGGGGCTAGAGCCGCCTGTTAGTTTGTCTATGACTGATAATGATGCTAACACATGGATAAAGAAGCACGGACAAAAATACAAATGGATACACGCAGTTAGAGATTTCAGGAGAATAAACTCTCTAAAGAAAAAGCTAGAATCTTTTGATAACGCTACCATGTCAGATGGAAGATATTACGGGGGACTTATGTATTTCGGAGCACACACGGGGAGGTTCAGTGGGTCGGGAGGTAATTTAAACTTACAAAATCTACCTAGAGGAGAACTGTTAGGGACTAACTTAAGGAAACTAATCTCCGCTAAAAAAGGAAACTCGCTGGTTATAGCAGACCTATCTCAAATTGAGGTTAGGACATTATGCTGGCTGGCTGATGACAGTAAAGCGTTAGAAGTAATAAAACACTCCGCAGACATATACGAAGGTTTTGCGTGTTTGTTCGGGCTTTGGGAGGAAGAGAAAGGATCTTTAAAAGAGGAGGACTCTAAGCTAAGGCACAAGGTAAAGACAATGGTTCTTGGATGTGGGTACGGTGTAAGTGCTAACAAGTTCTCTATGATATCGGGGATGCCTATAGAAGAAGCTGTAATATCAGTGAGGCTGTATAGGAGTTATATGAAGAAGGTGGTGCGCTACTGGAACCACCTGCAAAGGCAGATGCACATCGCATACTCTAAGAAAGAAGATTTTACTTTAGGCTTACCTTCAGGGAGGGAGCTGAACTACGGTAAAATAAAAACAAGCATTCAGAATAACAGGAGGAGCTACACCGCAATGCTGACTAAGGGGTCTAAGAAGGTACCTGTTAGATTATGGGGAGGGCTTTTAGCAGAAAATCTATCACAAGCACTAGCGAGGGACGTATTCGCGGACATGCTGGTGAGGTTGGAAAAAGAAGGGCTATCTACAATATTCCATGTTCATGACGAATTTGTAATTGAGATTGAAGAGGGGGGAGGCCAGAAATCATTAGACAAAGTACTCAACATAATGAAAACTCCTCCGCCTTGGATTCCTAACATCCCTCTTGATGCGGAAGGTAAAATAGTAAACGAGTACGAAAAATAAGATGGAGTATAGATATATAAAAAACCTGCGTGACAATAAAGCAGTTAAGAAAAATGACTTATCTGGATTAACGAAAAAGAAACCCCAGTTCACAGATAAAGCCAAATACAGAGCATGGTGTGCGGATAAAAATACAGATCATTGCTTCTATAGCACCGTAATAGGGGACACTCCTTCTTTACGAATTACAAAAAACAACCCTCCACATATGATATGGGGGGTAGTTGCGGACTATGATGCTCCTGTTGACTTCACTATAATAGATAAAGTCTTAGCCACCCAATGCAAATCAGCTATGCCTACTTGGAGATCAGAAACTCAATCAGGTTATCTAAGGTTAGTTTGGGAGTTCAAAACAGGTCTTCCTATATCCCCTGAACTATTCCCCGCATTCATGAAAAGGATATCTACTTACTTAGGGTTAGAAAGAATTTGCGCGGGGTTCGATAAGTCTTCCTTAAAGTCCAACCAATACTTCGAGTTAGGGATTAACTGGACAAAGACGGGGGACCCTTTGGATGAAGATATATACCAAGCGTGTTTTTGTAAAGCCGCTATGGATAAGCCTCCACAAGTTTCGGATATCTCAATCCCTATAGATGTAGTGGCTGAGGAGGTAGCGAAACAATTTCCTAACCGATGGGAGGGGGATTTTAATATTGGGTCAAGGGGGCCTTTGTTTTGGATAGATGATGGGATTGAACGTGAAGGGTGCCAAGTATCTGAGAATGGTATGGTTTGCTACAGCGATAGAGGGGGTGATGATTTTATTAGCTGGGGGAAAATTCTAGGTAAAAAATTTGTTGCTGCTTTTGAAGATAAAAAGAATTCAGGTATTCTTGATCAGTACTGGTTTAACGGTAAAAACTTTTTTAAACTAATATATAACACGGCTCAACAGATCCCAGAGAAACAGCTTATTATTGAGTTAAAGCAAGTAGGGTTTTCTCCTAAGCTTCGAGCAGGTAAACTTACATCAGAAGTTGAGAACGCTCTCGCTACTATTTGTAACCACAACAGGATTGATGAGATAGCCCCCGTTATATTCTCAAAAGAAAGAATTGTTACTTATAACAGTAGGCGCATTCTAAATAGCGCTAACATTAGTCCTGTGATACCTGCTGATTCAGGGGGTCCAAAGGAATGGCCCTTCATTCATAAGTGGTTAAAAGATTTATTTGTAAATAATTCTAAGGTAGATACTATAGAGTACTTTTACGCATGGCTTAAAAGATTCTACATGTCCGTTATAGACACAAAGGCGGCTCAAGGGCAGGCTCTTTTACTAGTGGGACCTACTAATAAAGGAAAATCTCTTTTAAGTAACCGCGTTATATCTGCGCTTGTGGGGGGATTCGCGGATGCTTCGGAATACATATCGGGAGGGACTAGCTTTAATAAAGAGTTAGGAGGGAAAGCGGCGTGGGTCATTGATGATACAGTTAGTGCGGCTTCGTTCCAAGACCAACGGAAAGCTACAGAGCTAATTAAGAAAGGGGTTGCTAACCCAAGAATGGAGTATCATGCGAAACACGTTGATGCTATAAATATCCCGTGGACGGGGAGAATTATAATGTCATTAAACATGGACCCGAATAGTTTAAGTGTTATCCCTGCGTTAGACTCTAGTAACCGAGATAAAATAATGGCACTACTTATTAGTGAATCTTCGAGAAGTAAGTTCCCTGCTAATCATATACTAGAACAAACAATAGCTGATGAGCTACCTTACTTCGCAAAGTTTTTGATAGATTATGTGCCACCTAAAACTGTAGTGGGTTCGCCAAGGTTTGGCGTGAAGTCTTTCATAGATCCCCTCATAGCTAGCGCGGCTTATGATAATTCTAGCCGTTCAAGTATAGCGGAGCTAGTGGAATTTTTCGTTAAAAGGGCTAGAGAGTTTGGCTACAGCGATGTTTGGAGGGGGACGTTAACCGAGTTTCAAGCAAAGATACAAGAATGGAATGGAGGTAGGAATGTAGGATCGTCGGGGTCCTTAGAGTTTGTTCGGAGAGGGGTATCTATTATGGAAGACTCTTCTAAAAATAATAAGCACGTAAGACCTGTTTCTTCGTTGGGACGCGGGGGAGGTAAGATATGGACCTTTGACTTAGACGAAAAATACGATATAGACAACGTACAAAACCAACCTAAAATTGTAACAATAATATGACTAGAAAAGAAATTAAAGTCTTTATAGAAAGCCAAGACTTAGAATCTCCAATTGTATTGGCCGACGGGTTAGACAGTGGTTTTATAGGGATTAGTACGGAAGAGGACACCCCCCGTGCAGTGTACTCGGTAGATAAGTGTATTAATGAATTAGCCGAACAAATGAGTATGGAG